GAGGATACACCATGCTACCTCGGGTAGGATGCTGAATCATGAAAAAATTATCCATAAAGTGTAAATAACCCGTGTCAGGATCACAACACTTTATAAAATCATCAAGATCCTTTTGTGTTTTAAATTGTGTTTTTGTATAAGGTGTTTTTACTAAACTAGGTGATCCACTCATACCAGTATTTATGTTATGTTAGGATGCAAATTAGGTAATTTCTTGCCACTCAATACTTGCGTAAACCGTTTGTCCATTACCTGTTGTTGCCATCATAATCACATATTCGTATGGTACCCCTGTAAATGGTTCACGCTCAAGTTGATATTCAAATCCAAATGCTTCTTGTGTCGGAGATCCGCTACTTTGATTAGTGCTATTAATAAATGATTGTTCAGCAATATCACCACTTACTAGTGCAGTAGGTGCTAGATTATATTGTACCGCACTGTCTGCTGCACTGTCTACCCATGTACCACCTGTTGTAATTGCTCGTTTATATATTCGATACTGGAACATGCTTTGTTGTACAGGTACAAGGCTATAGTTGATCGGTACAACTACAGCACCTAACATTGTGCTTTTAAGTCTTATGGCAATGACGGGTTTAAAACTTACATCATTGGGTAATGTTATCGGACTACCTATAACATGTGATGCCGCTCTTGGGTTGCCTGATCCTGTAAGTTGAAATCCACCTTCACTAATCACACTAGAACAAATTTGTCTCATCATGCTTGCAGAACCTGTAGCGCCAGTATTAGTAATTTCATAACGCAATGGTAATGTAGCAGTGGTCATATAGGTTGTGGTATTAATTGAAGTAACTGTACTCGGCGTATTGGCGTGATGAAATGTGTGGCAAGTTATATAAACGCCGTTTATAACAAATCCAACACGAACACTACCTACACCTAACCATTCGATATCACAATACCAAATTTGTACGAGGGCTGGATTCAATGCAATGCCGCTTGGATTGCTAGCACCACCTAATCCAGATAATGTATCACCGTTCCAACTGCTTTGAGGTATTCTATCTTCTACGATGCTACCTGAACTGCTACTACGGATAACCATATTAAATGTAGTGCCATCTACTTCAAAATATATACCATTATTAGCGCCAAAATACCCTACACGCTGTCTTAAGTTTGCCTTAGGTGTATTCATGCAGAATGTGCTAAGAATAAGTAAACTCTTACCGGGCTGATATGGAAATGTTTTTGTAGTTTCTCTAATTACACTGTCATTAATATTGGAGCCAACATTTAATTCAAATGTGCTGGAATTTGCACTATAAACAACATTTGCAGTGCCGTCAACATCAGATGCAAATTGTTCATGGTCATAGTACCTTGCTTGTGTGTCGTATAGCGTATATGGATTGCTTACACGCAAACGACCGAATGCATCTGTTGCTTCCGGGGCAAATGCTACACTTGCTGTACCAGTGACAGCAACATTACCCTCAACCATCCAAGGATCAGTGCCTTGTGTAACTTCTACGCTGTTATCAATGTTGACATTACCTGTCACATTTGCATTGACATTTCCCTCAATCATCCATGGATCAGTGCCTTGAAATACAGTGACATTACCTGCATCAATGTTGATGTTGCCACTGACAGGCATAGTTGGGCCTGAAACATCAATGTTTCCTATTGCATCTACAGTAACATTACTTACAATAACATTGCCAGCAATAGTAACATTTCCGCCAACAATACTTGAACGAACATGAACTTGCCCTGTAGTCTCATTTAACTCTAGGGCTTGGGTAATGTTACGAAGATACCAGGGACTTACCTCTGTGGGGGTAGGGACAGCCATAAAAATACTCTCTATATAGAGAGTATTTATCTTTATTTAATATCTAATGGTCGTTGTTTCGTAGCGACCAAACAATAGAATTTCTCTTTGACTTTTTTGATTTCGTCTGTGACTGGATCTTTTATTCCTAGATCAAATTCGATAGCATTAAGTATGTTTACATCAAATCCAGTACGATTTAGTAAAGCCAATAATTGTTGGTCACCCAATATACTATAATGATTTAGATTCCATTCATGTTTGCGTTCACAATTGGGAGCAGGAACCTCAATATAAATTTTACCACCTTGTTTTAATACACGGTTATATTCCATCAAGCTAAAGATTGGGTATGGACTATGTTCTAGTGCATGTCGTAAAAAGATAAAGTCTACACTTTCATCATGATACCCGTCTTTTTGGGGTAAGAAGCTCAAGTCATACTTTTTAATTATATGCCCTTTATCTTCGCATATTTTAATGTCTCCGGGACTTAGTGTGACACCAGTAACATTGGTGTATTCACGCTTTTTCATTTCATCTAAGAAATAACCCGGACCACATCCCAAATCTAATATTTTAGCGTCTTTGGGTAAATTTAATGGGTCTATATATGTAGTAACAACTTGTGTTGTCAATTCTTTGTGAAATTGACTGTCGCCTTCATCATAGATGTGCGCTGTATAAAGCCATTCGTTGTAAAATTTTAGTTTTACTAAATCTAAAGTTGAGTTAATATCAATCATACAAATCCTGTAATATTGATATTACTTATTCTAAAACGCTCTACAGTTATTTTTTTGAGTAGCCTTTAAATGGTTTAACAATACTTTGTGTGTTAGTATCAGGCAACTCTTGGCTTTTCAAATCACCTTTATTTAAATCTTTAAATTCTGTACCGTTAACTGCATATGCCATTTTAAGCATATTGTGTTCTTCTTGTGTGTATGGAGCAGCAATATCGTATCTACCTGCCCAACTTTCATGGTCCATATCAGGTTTAAATGTTCCGTCTGTGGCGGCTGCTGCCATCATTATTCTATTAAGTTCGTAAAGCCTATCAGCTAAAGACTCATCCCGAAACTTATGTAAGCCTCGTGTGGCTAGTCTATGCCTTTTACGCAATTCTATTTTTTTCTTAGCTTCGGATACAAAATCTTTGGCTCTCATTATTTGTATCCTTGAAAAGGTTTTAATATAGATTGAGTAATTGTGTCACTCATTTCTTCGCTTTTTAAAGTTGCAACACTCTTTTTGCCATGTTTTTTAACTTTTGCCAATGCTTTATCAATTACTTGACCTACATTAGGATCAAAAGAAACTATTATTTGATTTTCTCCCCATGCGCTTTCAGGCCTAAACGCAGGTTTATAATTATTTTGTACCCCATCAGCTTGACCTTCTTCACCTCTTACATCAGCAATAGCCACTCCAAATCGATAAAGGTCATAAAAATCCTGATTTTTTAATTCAGGAATTACAAATGCGTTAGGTAATGCAACCGCAGCAGTATCAAGTGCATCATGTACTTGATCAAGTTTCATTTCAGTTATAAACTCTTTGGCTCTCATATTAGCCTTCTGTGCTTATTACAACATTTCCTTCTGTTGATAATAACCCACCCATAGGAGATTCTAACATTAATCCTACACCTGCAACCAATGCTTCATGTGTTATTTGGTATACTATGTAATGATAAATTGTAGCGTTTTTGATTGGATTGACAAGAACTTTTACATTACCTGAACTCACTGTCATATCATAATTACATAATGCATTTCCTTGTGCAGTGGTAGCATATCCTGTAAATGTAACCCCTGCAAGGTTATTTGTAATTGCTGAGGAAAGTGTAACATTTTGCATATCGATTGTACTAGGATCATAACTTCTGATAACAAATGTTCCTTGCGTAAATGCATCAGCATCTATCTCAAAAATGACTTGGTTAGCAGTTAGTCCTGTAGTTGTAGCCTCTGCCGTGCTATAGCCTGTACCAAAAAGTGTAGAAAAGTTATTATTAACTTTTTGAAATGCAACACGAAGGGGATCACCCTCGCCATCATTGGGTGTTGCTCCAATATTAATAATTTCTTGTGCCATATATTATCCTTGATAATATATTTATCTTATAGCCCTAGCCAATTCGTTTTAGGCGGAACGAGTTTGATACCCTCTGCTTTGCATTTTTCTGCAAGAGCTATAGCACCTATTTTAACAGAATTGTCACCAGTTTTAGCAATTTCTCCGACTGCTGCCCAGCAAGCACTCTGTGTTACAGTTTGATCTTTACTTAGTGATTTGGCTGCATCATAATATAATTGGTCTTTATTCGCTGTAGCACATCCTGTAATTAAAAACAATGTAGCTAATAATACGATTTTTTTCATGTGTAATCCTTTAATATACTGCTATTTAATATTTTCATAAAGTTTTTTCTGCTGTGTGTACCAATCTTGCCAACCTTCAACTTTATTAGAACATTCGTAATATAGTGTATAGTTTTGCACAATCGTTTTTAGCAGTTCTGTGATGGCAACCTTGTCACCCTCTACAGTTTTTAAATCTTCGCATTTTTTTAATAATTCAGGTGTTGCATCAGGAAATTTAGGCACAATAGGAACAGGCTGTTTAAAAAACGCACATCCTGATAATGCTAGAATTGGTAGGAGCATAAAAATTCTCATTTTTTATCTCCTTTGTTTTTGTTAAGAGTAGCAGCATTGTTATGAACTTCAAGCAATTCTTTAGGTACTGGGCAATTTTCTACATATTTTATAACTTCTTCTACACGAATTCTTTCAGGACCTTCTATTGTTTTAAGTACTTCTCTATCACGGTACCTATCTACATATCTAACAATAGTATCACCCTTTTCTTTAATTACCTTGCCTTTGTCAGCTAGCGCAGCCTGTAATTCTGTGTTTAATTTTGCAGATTCAGCTTCAGCTTTAGCAACTTTCGCTTCTACTTCTTTAACTCTTAGTTGCCACTCTTTTTCATTAGCGAGGCCACCTTCTAAAAATAAACCAAAACCAAAAGTTAAAAGTGATATAATTTGTATAGGTAATTTATATTTGTTAACCAAAGGTATAAAACCTAATACAAATCCAATTATAATTCCCAATACACCTACAAAAAATATTGTATGTACTATAGTTTCAGAAATGATGTTAAATATCCACATATCATTATTTATCGTAAAACTTCTTTACAGTGGTGGAAATGTACTCAACTTCACTATCTGATAGTTCGGGATATATAGGCAAACTTAAAAGGCCTTTTGTTAACATGACACTTGTAGAAATTAAATCCGGCTTTTTCTCTGTATATTTTGACACACCCAATTCACTGAGTGCATGTGAATAATGAATTTTAGTTTCTATTTTTTGATTCTGTAAATATGTTTGTAAGGAATCTCTATTATCTGTGTAAATTGCAAATTTTTGATCTGCATGAACTGTAAAATCTCTACTTAAGCACCGTATTGGTAAATTTTTAAACTGTTCCAAATAATAATAACGAATTTGTTTACGACGCCATTGCCAGTCATTTATATATTTTGATCTCACTAATACATGCGAACAATCTAATTCACTCATTCGGCTATTAGTACCGGAGCTAGCATGTGATCCTGGTTTACCATTACTTCGATAATTTGTTGCAAATTCATATAGTTCCATATCATTTGTAAGTATTGCCCCGCCGTTGCCGCTTGCAGGCAAATTTTTAGTTGGGTCAAAACTTATTGCCATACCCAAGCCTATGCTATTTTTATCAGCAATTAACCAATGCTGTGCTCCATCTATAATATGACTTGAATTTGCTTCATAAGTTTTAGCCCCGCAAAATCCTACTTGCACTACATTATGTAAAAATGGCAACTTTTTTATAACAGCTTCATCAATTAGTCCATTTTTATCTGTTTCAACTAATTCAATCTGAAAGCCAGCATTTATAAAAGCATTAAGGGTAGCAGGATATGTAATATTAGGTATATACACATAAGGATGTAATTCCTCAGTGACAATTAACCATTGCTGTTTTGTAAACTGTGCGATTATTTCTAGTGCTTGTGTTCCGCTATGTACAGTGATAGCGTATGATGATCCTGTTTGTAATGCTAACCAAGTTTCCAGTTTTGAAGTAAACGGGCCGTTCATTAGGTTACCAGAGTGTAAAACCTGATCGGTAGCATCTAATAACTCATCTTTTAAATTCTTATATTGTTTAGCAAGGCCGAAAAACGGTATCATGTTCTATTTAACATTTCAAACAGTTCAGGATTTACATTTTTTAAAAAATGCTGTCTGTGATTATCCAAAATGTTGTTCATCTGTTTAAATTTTTTGATTTGAACTTCATCAAAATTATCTTCTAAACACAAAGTCTTTATTCCTTTTAGTTTCTCTTTAAAAACTAAGTTTTGATATTTGCACTTTGTATTATACCAAGTTTCAATTGATTCCCAACACTTTAATTTAAACTCTTTGGGTAATATTTTTATATTAAAATGTTCGGGTAGTTGTAAAAGTATGGGATCAATTTTGATAACAGTTTTATTATATTGTCTGTTATAGCTTTCACAATATTCAAATAAATCAACAAGTTTGTTTAGATTGCCAACTTGTATGACCGGAGTGATAATAATATTATATTTTTGTTTTTTTACAACGGTTTCAATATTTTCGTGAATTGTTTTCCAGTTACTGGGATATCGTAACCATTCTTGAATGTCTGTGTAGCCATCGATGCTTGCAAAAAAAGTTATGCTTGAAAAATTATCTAACAAATCAAAAAACTGTTTATTTAATGCAGTCATATTTGAATTAAACTTTATGTTAATATTCGTTTTTTTATTTTCAATTAACTTTTCTAAAAATCTTTTATTATTTTCGTTTAATGTAGGTTCTCCGCCAGTAAGATATAAAACTTTTATGTTTTCAATTTGATTATTTAAATTGTTATTGAATATATCTGTAGAATACCAATTGTTAATATCATCATTAACGGTATCAGTTGACCAAAAACTATTTAAGATACTGTCACTAATTTGTTTTGTTTCCTTGGCAATTTGACTGCTTGCAGTTGGGTTACAACTTCTGCAACTTAAATTACACAAATTACCGAATCGCAAATCAAAATATTGTATTCTAATATTTGCTTGCGTTGGTTTATAATCAAATATTTTAAAATTCGAATAGGTTAACCTATGACTACTATTTGAATTTTTTTCTTGTTCGTAACACCTGGTACATCCTTGTACAGGTTCCCCATTTAACATTTTTTGTCTAATGTTAATAAAACATTTACTATTATAAATATCCTGAATGTTATCGTAACCTAAATTAAATTTAGTACCATCATCTTTTGTTATAAAATCTGTAGATACACAACAGGGTTTAACAGAACCATCAGGGTCAACACTAATGTTTACCCATGGTAATGTACAAAAAGTTTTGTTCATAGTTTACTAGTCCAATATGGACTAGTATTTAACCATTCATAGTATTTTTGAAAACCTTCTTCAACATCAACCTGCGGATTGTAATCAAAATCCTGTCTTGCAGCATTAATATTAAGTGCTCCGCGACTAGGAAAATCTAAATCTCTATCTTTTACTTCTATGCTACCTTTACCAACTATTTTAACTGCTAATTCAGCCGCATACAATAAGGTTCGACTATGTGATTTAGTGATGTTATATGTTTTGTTAACTGTGTTTTCACTTAGGCTGGCTGCAACGATTCCGTCTGCGGCATCTTCAACATAGGTGAAGTCGAGGGTTTCATTTGCTCCATTAACCTTGAGCACTCCGCCGCGCATCGCAGTGAGCATGAATTTTGCAATAACTCTATCTTCCACGTCAAGCGGGCCGTATACAGCACTAGGACGAATGATAACATGATCAAAACAGCCTCTGCGGCTGTAATCTTTAAGAAGGCTTTCTCCGGCGAGTTTGAGTATTCCATATTGTCCTTGTGGTTTGCAATCATAATCTTCTGTTACATCGTCAGTAAAGTCACCATAAACCATACTTGAACTAATATAAACAAAACGCTTTACATTAAATCTTTTACTAAATTCTAATAAATTAATTAGGCCCTCACTCATGACCCGACTACCTAATATTGGATTAGCATTTACTACTTTTTGTCTAGGAAAACTTGCCAAATGGATCACTGTATCAAATTTTTGTCCTGCAAATAGCCACTCTAAATTTCTGTAATCACAAATATCAAATTTATAAACGAAAGGTGTTTTAATCTTTTTCTTTCGTTCATTCGTTAGATAGGTTATTTCATCCTGAGGTATGATACCATAATTTGTTTGTGAATCTATTATTGCCACTTGATGTCCTAACTTTTCAAGTTTGGCAACTACATGATGGCCTATCAAACCTAAACCACCTGTTACTAATATTTTACTCATATTTTAATTTCCAATATGTATAATCTTCTGGTCTTAATGTTGCTCTTATAATTACTTCATGTCCATAAAAATCTGGGTTCGGAATCAAGTTCCAAACAGGTTGCTCTATAGAATTTTTCATCACCCATTGACCTATTTCACTTTTTTCCCATTGGTATAATGGTTCGGCTACATAAAGTTCAGGATCTTCTACATCACTCATACGAAACTTGTGTACAATTACATTTATTGCATTCATACTGCCATTTTAGCCTTTATTTGTCCATGACTCTGATAATTGTCTAATACCATATCTTCCATTTTAAATTCAAAAATATTTGTTTTAGTTGCATTTAGATACAGTGTAGGTAATGGATATTCATTTCTCGTCAACTGTTCTTTTACTTGTTCAACATGATCTTTATAGATATGTGTGTCACCGGTACTAATAATTAATTCGCCAACTTTAAAATCACAATGATGTGCTATTAAATAAGTGAGTAACGCATAGCTAGCAATGTTAAAAGGTAAGCCAAGAAAAACATCCACACTACGCTGGTACATATGACAAGATAATTCTTTATTTTTGTTAACATAAAACTGACTCATAACATGACATGGGGGAAGAGCCATATCATCCATTTCTGATACATTCCAAGCACTTAATATATGCCGGCGGCCGTTCGGATCTTTTTGTAATCCTTGTAAGAGATTTTGAAGTTGGTCAACTTCCGTCTTGTCAACTGCGAGCCTTTGGCCACCTTTATGCGCCGGCCCAAAGTCCAATTCTTCCGTGTATTTGTTCCAGTGGCGCCATTGAACTCCGTAAACACGACCCAAGTCACCCTCGTATTTCGCCTTAGACCTCCAATACGGAGCAAGCGCATTGGGACTCCAGATTGTAACCGTACCGTCTTTCGACCCGTGCGTAATTTCCGCAAGTCGCCTCTCGTCTCCGCTACCTTCAATAAACCATAGTAACTCGCCACAGACAGCTTTCCAAGCCAGTTTCTTAGTGGTGATGGCAGGGAATCCTGTACGCAAATCAAAGCGAAGATGACGCCCAAAAACACTATAGGTGCCAATGCCAGTTCTATCATCTTTTATTTCTCCGTTATCTAATATGTCTTGTAGTAGGTCGTGATACTGTTTCATTTTTTATTATAAATTTGGTAATAGTGGTCAATATGTTGAATTGATGATTCTAAAATAAAATCTTTTTCTAATTTTAACAAATCAATATAAGTATCGCAAGTATATTTGGCAAATGTTTTAGTTAAATGAATTGTTGTAATATATTGCCAAGCACTTTCAATGAGTTTTGCACCGCCTATTAAACATGCATTTTCATTAAAACTGTTTAAAGTGCTTAAGTTTGTAATCGCATAAACTTTTTCATGATTGACTTGATAAGGTAAACTAAAAGGATTTGAAGTTACAACAAAATTTGTGCGATTAGGTAAAGGTTTTTTTGGTAAACTTTCCCATGTATTACGACCCATTACAACAATCTTATCTTCTGTTAAAGATTTAAATCTTGGCAAATCGCCCTCGATTTTACTCCAGGGCAATTTGTTTTTATAACCGATACCTCCTTCAGAGTCACAGGCTAAAATTAATTTCATAGACCGCCTAATAGTCTATCTGTTTCTGGTTGTACAGTTTCTGCAATATTTTGAACATTCAAAACAAACTCAACACTTGCTATTTCATCGTCAAGTTCGTGCAGTTTACGACCAACTGCTTCCTCTATTTGTTCGGGATCCAATCCTTGATTTAAAAACCGTTCAATGTTAATAGTTGTCTGTCTTTTGCCATGCAATTTTACCACTATCTTTTTAATAAATTGAACTGGTATTTTTTGTTTTTCAACATCTTCAAGTATATGTTCCCATTTTTTGATGAAGTCTGGAGACATTATGCAACTACTTTAGTTCTTACTTTCTTTGTCTTTGCCACTGTTTTCTTTTCAATCACAGGTTTTACAGGATCTAAAGTTGCAGCTTCTTTTAAAAGTCTTTCAGCTTCAGCCATCAATCCCTTCGCTTCAGCATTCATTTTTAATGCCTGTTGTCTAAGGTTGTTTGCAATTTGACTATCACCCATAGCATCGCCTGTTGACGCAACAACAGGTTGATTATTTTGTTGGTTTCCGCGCATTCTTCGAACCACATCTTGTGGATCCTGCATGCCTAAAGATTTATCAATTTCTGCTAATTTTTTAACTGCCTCATCTCCCAATTTCATTTCATCTAAAATTTTGTTTAATTCATTTAATTTAATTTTAGTATTAGGTTGAGGTGTCATTACAATAAGTTCTGTATTGACCTTCTTTAACATACCTTCCACATGTAAGACCTGCAAAATAGGTCTGCCATCTTTAGTAAAGGACCTGTTAAGAGCTTCAGCTAAATGCTCACTAGTTTGTCCTATATCACTTTCAATGCAACGCATCATGGGATCGTGTATATTTTGACCCAAAAGTTCAGTATAGGTCACTAAGCACATATGTGGTTCACCCGGGACCTCTCTGAAAATAACTGCGACTTTTCGGTCACCATGTTTTCCTACATGTCTTAAAAAACTCATAATAGTTCTCCTTATATCATACTTATTTAATGTGTATGATTGCATCAAAAATAATTATTTAAGACCATCGTAGTTCATATAATACCGCCTCTTGTGGATCTTCAAATGCAGGTACAGTATTGGTTGTCATAAATGATAGCACAAGTTCATCAGAAGGATCGCTTGCCTTCGTTTCAATAGCAAACCTACCACTAAGATTACTTAAAATCCAATGGTAACTATCATTTGTTAATACAGTTTTTGCCGCAACAAAATGTTTTGGAACAAAAGATAGTTCCCGTTTAAGAAAATATTGCAATGGATTTATTTCATATTTCATTTTGTAAGTGCATTCAATACTCTATACTTTTCATAAGCCTCAATTACAGCAGGATTGTCATTTAGTCCAATTGGGTTGACCTCCATCCATAATGCCGCACGACTCATTTCAGGATGAATAAACCCAGATCCATGTTCATACATTCTAGGCTGGTGTAACTTACCTGCTAAATATAACCTTGCTGCCAATTCTTTTACTTTATCTAGGTCAGTATCGCTTTCTTCAAAAGAATAATTTTTTGACATAGTGGCATAGGGGTTGCCCTCTAAATAGTAATTTTCAGCAACCCGCAATACAGATTCTAAATTGCGACAATCGGTTCTAGTGATAATTAATAAAATGTCATCCTCGGACACTTCACCTGCAATGATGGATTTAAGACAACCACCAAAACTAGTTCCAATGAGCATCATACAATCATCTTTCTTTGATGTTTTTCATAATCACTGTATACTTTATATCCGTTATTACGGATCCAATCTACCAATGGTTGTGGGTCACGTGCAAATTCTTTTCGTAATTCACTTTCGGACATTGTGCTATTAAATTCATAAATTTCATAACTACGCTGAGTATTAAATTTAGCCCGCATAATCATCATGTTCAGTGGAATAGGCTTAGGACGTTTAGTATGTGATTGTTCTTTAAGCGTAGACCATATTGCTTCTTTTTCCCACTGGTCTATTTCATCTTTTGCTTTGCTTACATCATAGATGCACTCTAATCCCAACATATCCCACATTGCTAGATAATGATTAGCGTTCTTTTTTCTTGAGGGCATATAACATCTCCACTTTGCTTATTGCATCATTAAGTGTTGTATCACTATCAGCCATATAAACGGCTTCCTTCAACTTTTCCCACCGAGTAAATAACTCTTGTTCTTTTTTATATATCGGATCTACCCAATGTAAGTGGCGAACGGTCTCGCCAATCTTTCTAGCGTAGACCGTTTTGCCACCGTCCGGTGATTCAAATATTAATTTTTCATCACTTTTCATCATAAAGTGCAAACTGACCGAACGGGGGATTTGGATCCTTATCTCCATGTATGATCCAAGTAGTATCACAATAATCAGGATCACCCCAACTACCGCAAGGATATCCATCAGTAAAAACAATCAATCTTTTGGGTTCAATTGCTTCACGCTTCAAGTATTCAAAGATAGCATCAAAGTCAGTGCCACCCCCACCTGCAGGCTCATAGCCATCGATAGTATCGAGGTTCTCACTAGTGAAATCAGCGGGGTTATAGATATCAGTGTCAAAACAGAATACATGAACCTTGTAACCATCGAATGCTTCCATCATGCCTGCAATCTCACTCAAGAATGCTTGTGCTTGTTTATCTCCAATACTACCTGACATATCTAGACCAACTACTACATCAATTTCTTCACCCGGAGTCATGCCAGGCATAATTGCATCCATGTGCCAACCACGCCGTGAAGGACGCATCCAACTAAAATCAGTACGGATAGAACTTGTCAAGTTAGTTTGAATCAGTTCACGCCAGGGCATGACAGGATCCGTAACAGACTTGATAAGACGCTCGACTCCTTTAGGAATACTTCCTGCTTCAGCACTTGAAGCGGCATTTAGGATAGCTTGTTTTACTTCCTGACGGACACGCTCACGCTCCTCATCAGTCATCTTAGGACGCTTGCCCTTACCTTCCTTATCGCCTTCTTCACCTTCACCCTCGTCCTCGCCGTCGAGGTGATCATCGATCATTTGATCAATAAGGTCTTCGATAGAAATTTTTTGTGCATTCTTCATCAGGTCATCATAGATTTCCTCACTAGCCTTACCGTCATACTTTTGTTCGTACAAGCAAGGAACAGTTTTGATGAATTCACCAACCTTATGGCGCTTCAAGTCAGCATTAACCGCGTAGTCATTTGCAATGTTAAACAGTTGCGGATCACGGGTACCTCGGCGACCAATATGGTCATAGACAACGTGCAGTACTTCATGTCCAACAAGAAACTCAACCTCTTTCGGGCGGAGCATCATAATGAAACGGCTATTGTAGTAAAACTTCAGTCCGTCAGTAGCGGCTGTAGTACACCATTCATCAGCATTAATTAGTGTAAGCCTAGTAGCAAGATTGCCGAAGAATGAATGGCGAAGCAACAGACCAATACGGGCTGTTACCAATCGTTCACGGGCCTGAGCATCAACCTTAGGGTCAGTCGGACCTACAAGATTTTCAAACTTTTTACTGCGACTTTTTTTGCCTTTCGTACTCGGGAGTACATCTGACATACAAACGATATTCATAGTAGGTTCCTTTTCTAGCATGTATACATTATAGCAAAAATTGGAATTATTGTCAACATTTTAATTTAATTTACGGTTTGACCCATTGTTGTCTACGAAATCCAAAAGTTTCATTATTGCCTGAATTTTTTCGTCATCCATATCGTCAACAGCATCCATATCAACAGGAGTCGCTTTTTCAAAGAAACTACCATCCTCAAATCCTTGTTCAATTTCTTTTACAAGCGCATCCAATTCCTCTTGAGTGCCTTCAAAATTATCAAAGCAGCCTGGGGCAAAAACTAGCTTCATACCATTTGGTAATTTCTTTTCAGACATAGCAATTCCTAAAATAAAAAAGGGTGGGTGTTAACCCACCCAAGAGGGTATTTCTACCCTCGGAGTAAACAGATAACAATCAGTTACCTGCCTCAACAATATACTTACCATACTTCTTGTGGAAGTCATCAAAATTCTTCAACTGACTGGGTTCAATTGGCAACTTGTAAGTCTTAAGTGCAATCTTAGCACCCATAACAACCAATTCAGTTTCAAAGTTAGCCATGATATAACTGAAAAAGTTATCAGCCATCTTGTGAAATTCCTTGTTATCCACACGCTTGTTGTCAAGAGCATCCTTGAGTTCATAGCACATAGAAACAGTCAAGCTATACATAGCGGACACTTCTTTGACTGCGAGGTCTTTAACCTTACCACTGAGAATGTCACTGGGTTCGGGCATACGACCTGCAACTTTGCGGTGTGCCATAAACTTAACACCGAGACCTTCACCAACTGCACCTGCTACAAGATTGAACAGGGTATCATTGTCAGTATCGTCATCCTTAAGAAGGTCGCTAACAAAGACCCAGCTACGCGGAGTAGCGAATGCACGGCTACTAGATTTGTTGTCAAAATCGTACAAGTCTTGTTTAGCAAAACTCAAGTAACCAACCACATCCTTGTGAATGCCTTTATTGACAGCCCAAGTTTGCCAGCTAGTAAAGTCGGCTCGCATTTCAATATGAACGAAACGATTAGCAAGGGGCATCGGCATACGATAAGTCACACCCTTGTCACTATCGCGGTTACCAGCCGCAACAATTACAACATTGTCAGGTAGTTTATACTTGCCGACTCGACGGTTAAGAACCAACTGATAACCCGCAGCCTGTACTGCGGGCGGGGCACTATTCATTTCATCGAGGAATAGAACCACAATCGGATACTTGCTAGCAAGTTCCTCATCGGGAAGATCGACAGGGGGAGCCCAGTCCATCTTACCTAGTTCCTTATTGAAGAAAGGAATACCACGAATATCAGTAGGCTCCATTTGAGCCATACGCAAATCAATCATAAGACCGCCGAGTTCATCGGTAACCTCACTTACAACCTCACTCTTGCCGATGCCGGGTGGGCCCCACAAGAAAACTGGGCGCTTTGATTGAAACGCCTTAAGCAATGCCTTGCGGGCTTGCACTGAGGTAATAGTAAGATTGTCAGATACTTGAGCCATTGTTTACTCCGTTAGAAAAAGTTTTGATGTTTGAAGTATATATCACCTAGGATTTATCGTCAACCTAGATTAATTTAATTTGGTCACATTGACCAGTAAGTTTCGCTAGCAGGATTGCAACACCATGGAGTGTCCGAAGCAATTTCAACATTCTCTCCGGTCATAAGGTTCTTTACAATCATGGTAGCAGGCTGAACATCGAAGCGCCAACCATTCTTCTTGGGATAGAGGACTTGAGCAAGACCGTTTAATTCACGGGCTACAGTATCACGCTCCATACCCGAAAAAGGATACTTAGCAACGAAACGCTCACCAGACTTGCAACGCTTGTCTGCCTTAAACACACTGACGATCCAATCTTGCTTAGCCATTTCTTGCTCCGTTAGTTAACTGTCAATATGAGTATTGTACACCCAAATCCATTTATTGTCAAGCCTTGGAATCCATCGCATAAGTGAACAAAATCCACTTAGCACGATTCAGCATTTGACGGACATCCTCAACAACCATGAAATCGTAGGATCCACCGTTGTCACTAGACAACATTTCCTGACAATCTGACATGAGGCTTGCGGCATACATTGCGGGACCGCTAAAGCGGAAAGTAAGACTTTGTTCTACAGCCTCACGCATTTGGGCCTCAGTGCAACCATACATGCGGACTTCACGCTTTTGTTGCTCGGTCATTGTTGCGTACATATTTGCTCCGTTAGTTAACTGTCAATATATGTATTATATGCCCAAATCTATTTATTGTCAACCTTCAATAATTTGTGCTACTCGGTTAGCAAGTACCCGTTCTTTAGAAAATGCTTCAATTTCCCATGGTTGGTCATAATAAGATTCTTTAAACTTGCGGCCACGCCAAACAAATGTTGGATTGCCTTTTCTACTATATTTTACTTTTAGTTGACCTTTGGCGTATTGTTTAACATGAACCATTTCATGTGCCAAAGTTATCATTAGTTGTTCAATATCTAAACGACTATCCAATGTCATTAGTAGAAATTTAGGACCAATGAGACAAACGCCCCCGTTAATCTTGTCAGCCTTTGCAAGACCTGAGACGGTTGCTATAGTAAGTTCGTACTTACTATTATCCACATTCAATTTTTCTGCGTAGAGGCTGGCAACTGCTTTAATCAGTTCTCGCTTGTCTTTTGAACGGGATAAAACTGTAATTTCCATGATTCAAGTATATAACAAGTCTTAATAATTGTCAACCCTTGCGGACGCACAAAAATTCTTTTTGATTAGCCACTGCTAGATTAATCGTTTCAGTAAGTTCCTTAAGCCGTTGACCAGGAGGATTAATGCGTTGTGCATAAATTTCACGGATTGCGGCTTGGCAAGTGCCGATATCTTTGTAATCGCCCAAATATGAAAACGGGATTGTAGCAACAAACAAAAGGACAAACATAATTACTCCATTAATTTAGCCATTAGTATTAAATTTCGTAAGTGATTGACTGCTTGATTCAAATTGGCTAGTGGTTCATCAAGCATAAACCTATGTGTTGATCGTCTGCACCCAACTTCTAATTTAGAAATGTCTGTAACCATGTTTTCTATGTTACGAAACATTTTATTTAAATCAGGGTTGTAACGAATCTTGCGTAGGTTTTTACGCAATTCATCACATACCTCACGACCCTGAAGTGCAGTTTCAATTTTCATAGTTTATTCTAAATTATTTTTTATTTAATGTCAACCGTAGGAAAAGGGGCTATGCCCCTTATCCTTTTTTACAAAATGTAAATTAGAATCGGTGTGTTACACCAACACCAATTTGTGAAACATCACCAATTGATGGCACAGAACTTCTATCAACATTACGATAAGCAACTGTCAAATCGGTGCGCTTACTCAAATGATAATCAGCACCTACAGCGTAGGCTTTAACATCATCAGAGTTCTTACCCCAACTAGCTTTAGCAGTTACACTACCAAAACGCTGGGCTGCTCCAACTAAATGACCTTTGTTGTTTACTAGACCTGTATTGTCACTATAAACATAATGAAGTTTAGTATTAGCAACTTGTGTTCCAAGACCCACTACAGTGCTCTTTTCAACACCACTTTCAAAACGGGTAGCAGTTAAACTAACAGGACCCATTTTTGTATTTGCACCATATACAGTTGCGTCAGCACCACCTGCAGCCTGTGATTTCTCAAACGCTACAGATAAATTTTTTGCTGGACTTACTGTTACAAATACAGCATCACCCAAACGTAGACCTCGTAAATTATGAACATCGCCTGCTACGCTGCCATATAATGTTCCGAATACATCATTTGATGTGATGGCTAAAAAGTGACTGTGAACATTACGACCAAAGTCTACGCTACCAAAAGAGGTAGCTAAACCAACTGTTGATTGACGATCACCGATTTTTGTGCCATCACCATCAATGGTGTTACCACGCAAACTTGTTTCAATCACAGCACGGGCAGTTAGTCCATTGGCCAATTTTTCATTGACAGATAGAGCAAAGTTGCTAGTTGGCTCTGTAACCAACTGTGTGCTTTTGTTAACACCTATTTCAGAGTTATCAACGAATTGACTAACCTTTCCAGATAGTTTAACTTGGGCGCTAGCTACACTTACTAAACCCATCAATAATGTTGCCATTAGAATTTTCTTCATGCTTTTTTCCTTATATAAAAATACCTGATTGTAAATCAGGCTTAGATTAATATTTATCGAATTTTACCAATTGAAATAAAATAACTGTTTGTGTAACATAAGCATTGTATTTACACAAAATATACATCTATTTGTTACTTTTGGTAGCCTTGGTATCTTTACTCAAGGCCTGCGATCTACGCCTATCACAATTTGGATATAATTTACATGCCCGTAAATTAACAGAATCAGTTTTATCTTCTTTTAAAAATTGCTTAGAATCGTACATAGGTTTCATATTAATCTCCTACATACGTATAACGCAACAGGTAACGAATCCGTTGACAGTCCAAAAAAATAAGGGCGTTGCCGCCCTTATTGGTGTTTTCTGTTCCGAGGTATTTCCTACCCGAAGCTGCGTTTAGGCAGCTAGTGCGTAAACTTCATCGTTTGCGTCTATTTTGTTTTGCTTGATTTACGGTCATCGCCTACCGTGCTGTCCACTCTGTTACTCTTTGCCCTGTCGAAACCATGACTGGCCCATCAAATAATCTCTCAGCCGACCTTTCGGTATTCTACGGAGAGAGACCATTTGGTGGACCAGGCGGGAATCGAACCCGCGTCCAGAACACTTTTCTCTTTGCTTCATACAGCAATAACTTTTATCGGCATGTAGTCCTGCGAACCTTATTGCCAAATTGATCAATATAAATTGTACTATAGCAATTGGGTCGAACAGGATATGGGGTATAAATTGGACGAGGACTGTATGCTACAGGCGGGCTAGCAGGTTGATTACTGCCTATCGCACTGCCTACTACAGCACCAGCAATAGCACCGCCGTGTCCTCCGATTGCATGTCCTACAACTGCTCCAACTCCTGCACCAACTGCGGTGTTGGCTTGCTGGTGTGTAGCACACCCTGTTAGGCTACCCAAAACGATAATTGAACAAATCAGTTTATACATAACACCCTTTCAATGCAGTAATCCGTATACCGCGCACCAAAGCTCAAGCCCCAATTTATAACCAATATATATTCCCAGACCTACTAGGGTTATTTTGGCAATTGAAACTCTATCCATAATTGCATTATAAATCATAATTGTATTTATGTCAACCTTATTTAGAAATCGTAATCTCTATACATTTCCAACATTAAATGATTTCTTACCAAAGACTTATCAATTTCAATACCTGTTTGCTTATAGTATTCTATTACTTCAAGTGCTATTTTAGGATACAAGTTTAAATCGTAGGCTATTGTTCTTGCCTTTCTTTTATTAAAATCTATTTTATGTGCAATTTTCTTTTGTAAGTTTATAAGTTCTGGTTTCGCAATGGTTTGAAGTTTTTTAAAATTTTCTAACAACATTTCATAGCGTGTTTGTTCTTCGGGTTCATTATCGAATGAATAATCAAAAATTTCATCGTACAACTCTC